CATAAAATTCGTAGGGTTGTTGGTTTAGTGATAATAAGTTCTTCCTCGTATCGATCACTAATCGCGGATTGTGTATCGTGAATCTTGATAGGCATAATCAGACTATTTCCCGATTTAAAAGGAAAAGTCTTAATATTGCGTACAAAAGCAGATTGAGACACCCAAGATTGACTTTCAAAATTCTTGTCAACTTGATTCTTCATAAGCCATTGTTCTTCTCGAAATTGATAAGTATCCCAAAAATCTGCGGGCATACTGTGAGTCCAATCCATTTTGGTAACAACTTCTTTCATCTGGTCAAACTTTAGGTTAAAGTACTCTTCACCGTAGAAAAACCATTCTCTCATAGCACCTGAGAGACACTGTCGAGCAACTTCACTACTAGATTGAGTCTTAGAAGCTAGGTTGCTGTGCAAAGATTTGAAAATAGAGCTTTCATCCAACATAGCAATCCACATGCCGTGTTGTCGAGATCCATCTTCCGAGATGTAACTATATGTGGGCTCCCATCTGGACTTACGTTTCAAAAAATCAGCGTCGACATGATTGATGTAAGGTACAGATGCAGCCTCCTTCTCGGCCATAGTATACTCAATTCCAAAAGAGTTGAAGACCTCTTGGATTTTAGTGTGGTTAAATAAAGGAAATGCAGGGTTCACCGACATCTTTACATCATCGCCATATGACATAAGACTAGCAGCCTCACTGAATTTACCCTTAAAGTTGGGGTATAGGATTCTAAAAACGCACCGATGATACAGTGAATTTACAATAGAATTGGTATAGACCGTTAAATTCTGGCCTGAAGGATTAGAGCCGAAAAGCTGAATAAGTTCTCCGTTTAGGCTCATAAGAGGGTAAGCAACCTCTGTAGCACAACCTTGCATAATCTTAATATCGTCTTCAGAAAAACCTGCTGCTCTACCAATGTACTGAAATACTTTATAAGAAGCTAGAACCATACCGGCTGACATGTGTTGGTCATAGGCTTTGAAATCACCTGCGACTACACGATCGGCTCCGAATCTGATCATATGTTCATTAAGTTCATGCCAACCACGACCTTGAGAGTTGATGCCTACAGCACACTCGGAAGTCTTAGATGACATAGAAAGTAAATGGCATATAGTAAGAAAGTACTTTCTGATATTCATTTGAAGAGAAACTGGAGCTGCTTGGAAACATCTCACCTTAATCTTAGTTTTCTTCGTTGGTTCATCTTTAGTACATGTCTTGAAAATTTCGTTTGAGCGTTGTCCACTAAGCCACATCGTACGGGCTCGTTGTGCTAGACGTAAGGTTTCGTCATCCATAACGCGAGGATAGGAACAAGAGGGGTGTTCTTCTTCCAATTCAAACATAAATTCCTCCTTCTTTTTCTTCAAAGGATAACCCATAGAAGTACTAGGCTTCATGGCATCGACGAATTTCATACCATCAACACCAGAAGTAGTCTCTACATCGTCAAGCACTCTTACTTTAGACAATAGGTCCTTTCCGAAAGGAGTTTCGAACATCTCGTCAAACTCTTCCAGATAGTCACCAAT